ACTGCTATTGAAAACAAGGCAACCGAAGCCGAAACAAAAGCAAATGATTTGCAAGCAAAACTTGATGCAGCAGAAGCCAAAGCAACTGAGGCTACAAACAAGTTAACCGCAATTGAAACAGCCGCAAACGCTGCTAAATTAGAGGCATTAGCAACTGAGGCCAAAACAGCCGTTGAAGCTGCAAAAGCGCAAGGGAAAATCATTGGCGATGCAGATGTTATCAATGCTTGGATTGAGGACTACAAAAGTAACCCTGAATCTACTAAATTAAAACTTGGTTCATTGGCTGTGACAAAGCAAGGTACCAACTTGTCAACCGAAATTCAAGGCAATAATAATGTGCCAAAAGCTGGCTCATTTGCTGCAAGCGAGTTAATAAAAGTACAAGCCAAATTGATGGTCACTGACTTAAAAAAATAATCATTCACAAACAATTAAAAACACAATAAAATGGCAGACGGTTTAGTAATTAACGACACCACATACGCAGGCGAGGCGGCATCTTATATGCTTACCCGCGCTGTAGTAGGCAGCGATACTGTTCAAAAAGGCGTAGTACACGTACATGACGGCATCAAAAAGAAATACACAATCCCTCGCGTTGAGGTTGCCGACTTCATGCAAAAAAGACAGGCAACACCGACTTCAAAAGGAGTAATGACCGTTGATGCGGCTTCATTAACGCCACAGGATGTAATGCTTTATACCGAGTTTAACCCGCGTGATTTTGAAGCACATTGGTTTGCAACACAATTAGAGCCAAGATTACTTGATGCTACTTTACCACCAACCGCTGAATCGTTTGTAATGTTACAACAAATGAAGCGTTTAAATGAGTGGTTTGAGTCTTCTTGGTGGCAATCAAGAGTTGAATATGACCCAACTGGTTCAGCGGTTGACCCATCAACAAAAGGAGCACCTGCAAGTGGTTCACCTTTTTACGATAGCGATGGTTCACCGTCAATGTTCTATTGGGATGGTTTTATTAAAAAAGCGTTAGATGACACTAACACTATTGATGTTGCAACGCCAATAGCTTTAACAGCCTCAAACATTCGTGATAAATGGTCATTAGCTATTGATACTTATGTTCCCAAAGCGTTGTTGTTCCGTTACGGTGCAATGGGATTAAAAATCGTTTGTTCTTATGCAGATAAAAACAAATATGAAGAAGCATTGCGTACTGACACCTACAAAAACATTGATAGTACTGAAAACGCTATCAACAGATACAGAGGTTATGAAGTAGTACCTTGCGCTGGTATTCCTGAAAACACATTTTTTGTGTTTATCGCGCGCCCTGACACTGAATCAAACGCATGGATTGGAATTAACTCAGTTGACGACAACACTTTGCAATTGGCCCGCTTACAAAACAATTCTGAATTGTTCTTTATCAAAGGGCTTTTCAAATGCGATGTAACTTTCGGATTTTATGATCAAGTAGTAATGTACACAGTTCAAACAGCTTAATAAAATGAAAAAAATAACAGCACTTTTATTCTTAGTTGCGATTTCGTTAACAACTTTCGCACAATCAAAGACACCAAGGTTTGGAACAGCAAAGAACCAGGATAACACTGGCCGCGTATTAACTTACGCGCTGGCCACTACCAACGATGCAGCGGGTAATGATACTATCAGTATCACACCCAATGCATGGGAAACAATTCTGCGCCCATCAAGTAACTTAACCGATTCTGTTAATATCAGAGCGTATTTAACCAAGGCAAAACTTGGTGACTACTTAACTGTAATTATCAATAAAGGTTCAGGCGCAGGCGGTGTAAGGTTTATGAGTACTTATTTTGTCAATGATGTATCAACAAATAGATACACTATTGCAGCCAGCAAAACGAATATTTTTAAGTTTCAATTTAATGGCGTAAAGTGGATAATGATTGGTAAAACAATTCAACCTTAGAAACTATGAACGAAGCACTTAAAAAGCATGTGGAAAGCACCACAAATAGCTACTATCACATTGACAAAAAAGGCAATTGGTATGCAAAGCCAAACAAAGAAACCGAAACAGTTTCAAGGGAGCAAATCTTAGGTAAAACGGAAGTTGAACCAAAAGAAGAAGTTGAACCGAAAGAAACTAAAAAGAAAAAATAACCAAAAGGGCGGGTCACAAGCCCGCTTTTTTTAAACCCTATTTTTAAAATGAATTTACCTAACGTCACAATTATAAACAGCGCGGGAGGACTTGGCAGACCACCAGCAGGCAGCGACCACATTAGTGGCATTGTTGCTTATTTGGCTACTTTGCCAAGCGGTTTTTCTTCCAGCGATAGAATTAAAAAAGTCAACTCATTATCAGCAGCAGAGGCACTTGGTATTGATTTTAATTTTACCGATGGAACAGCCGCAACCATGGCCGCGCAAATTACAACAATCGGTTCAAATGGCGATACCATTCAGCTAACACACACCAATGTAAAAGGCGAAGTTATCGACCTTGGTACCTACACAAAAGTTTCTGGCGACACCACAGCAACATTAGTTGCAACGGCTGTTAAGAACTTAATCAACGCGGGAACAAATATACACGGGTACACAGCAACAAGTTCAACCGATACAGTAACAATCACATTGCCAAAATTCAACGGTGTTTACGCTGGTACATTAGCAAGTGTTATTGTTGGAACTATTGCAGCCACGTTGACACAAGCAACAGGCGGAACGAAATCGGATATTGCGGCACTACATTATCATGTGTCTGAATTTTTCAGATTAATTCCAAACGGTGAACTTTACATTAGCTGTCAAGGTTCTTCATACGGCACTAATTTTGTTGAAGTTAAAACACTTGTTGATTTTAGTGAAGGAAAAATTCGCCAGGTTGGTGTAATGAATAACTTATCAACAGCATTTGCAACGTCACAAATTACTAAAATACAATCACAATGCGATGCCTGTTTTGCTGCTTATCGTCCAATTGTGGCGTTATTTGCACCTGAAATTAGCGGTACTGCATCTTTATCAAGTTTAGTTGATTTATCGTCTTTAGATTCTGAAATGGTGGCAACCGTTATTAGTCAAGATTTAGGCGGTACAGGAGGATGGTTGTTTGATTCACTTGGCAAATCACTTTCTGACCTTGGCGCAAAATTAGGCGTATTGGCTAAAACAAAAGTGTCTGAATCATGGGCTTGGTTAGGCCAGTACAATATGACTGACGGCACCGAGTTAAATACAATCGGTTTCTCAAACGGGACCAGCTATGTTGATGCTGTAGATGCTGGTATTTTAAATCAACTAACCACTTACGGTTATTCGTTCTTGAGAAAAATAACAGACTTTACAGGAACGTACAACAATCAGCCAAACACAGCAACATTAGAAAGTTCTGATTATCGCTTCTTATATGCAAATCGTACAATTCAAAAAGCGGGCAGATTAGAACGAATTGCAATGTTGCCGTTTCAATCTTCACCGGTAATTCTTAATCCTGATGGTACGTTAACCGATTTGTCAATTGAAAGTTTTATATCTGCTATAAATCAGAGATTGGATGTAATGGTAAGGGATGGGGAGTTAAGCAATTACAAAATCACGATTGACCCAACGCAATTAATTTTGCAAACAAACACAGTGGCAATTTCGGCTAAATTACAGCCTGTAGGAATTGCGGACTTTATTGAAGTTACAAATCAGTTCACTTTAGCAATCGCATAATATGGCAACAACACTTATAAATGGGGTTTCTTATGGTTGGTCATCTGTTACGTTTCCCGTAGCAGGTGTGCCAATTGTGGGTATTACCAAAATAAACTACAAAAAAACTCAGGTTAAGGAAAATATTTATGGAGCAGGTGTGCAACCTGTTAGCCGTGGGTATGGCAACAAAACTTATGAGGGTTCAATCACTATAAAACGTGAGGAACTTAACCGATTGATTTTAGCGGCACCGGATAATGATATTTCAAACATTACACCGTTTACTATTCCTGTTATTTATTCCGATGGAACGCGTGTTGCACCGAGAGTTGACGAATTAAAAGCCGTTGAGTTCAAAGGTTTTGATATGACTACTAACCAGGGCGACACATCAATTGATGTTGAAATTGAATTAGTAATTGGTAATATCGAAAGCAGATAATGGAAGAAAATACACTTACACCGCTCGAAATAAAACTAAATGAGTGCGAGCCTAAACGCGCCCAATTAGCAGCGGCTCATAATTGCGTAGTGCACTGTTTTGGTTTTCCAGTATCTGACAAAGACATTGCAATACTTTACATTAAGGAACCTGATCGCTACACTAAAATGAAAGCTATCGATGTTTCATCGGATAGTATGACAGCCGCAAATAGCTTAGTGCTTGGTGCATGCTCAATAACAGCTGAGAGTGATTCGCGTTTCTTTGATGGAAAGTCTGAAAACGATAAATTATACCTTGGAGCATTGATGAAGTGCAGCGAATTGGTGCAATGGATTATCGGTGACGTAAAAAAAAAGTAACAGAGGGATACACACAGCAGAATAAAGCACTTAATAGCGTAGATGGCGAATTGCACCGAATGAAAGCGTGGATTCGCCATTTATTGCATATAGATGCTGACGATTTAGAGCCTGAAGAAATAGGCAAACGGTATGCTGATTGTGTTTTCCTGTTAAAACAAAAAGGTTATGAGTTCGATAAATAACGAGGTTAAATATACGGTAAGTCTTAAAGACTTAATGAGTTCGGGCCTTGATAAAATCAAAGGCAAAACCGACCAATTAGACAAGTCAGTTGAACGTACAAAAAACAGCATTGGCAATTTAAACAGCATTGCGGGGTCAATTGGACTTGGTTTATCCATTGGAGGTATTGCATCATTCGGGCGTTCCGTTGTTGACTCGTTGAAAAACTATGAGTATTTTTCGGCATCATTGCGCACATTGATGTTAGGAGATGCGCAGGCGGCTAAGTCATTAGAAAATTCATTGATTGACCTTGCAGCCAAAACACCTTTCAGTTTAATCGAGGTTCAGGATGCAACAAAACAATTATTGGCTTATGGATTCAGCGCAGGAACTGTAACTACCAACATTAGAATGTTGGGTGATGTTGCGAGCGCCTTAAAAATACCATTTCAAGATATTGCGTATTTGTATGGCACATTAAAAGTGCAGGGCAGGGCGTACACAAAAGATATACAGCAATTTCAAACACGCGGTATTCCTGTTGTTAAGGAGTTGGCAAAACAGTTCAAAATTGCAGAGGAAAATGTAATGGGATATGTTGAAGCGGGGAAAGTTGGATTTAAGGATGTTGAGCGCGCGTTCAACTCAATGACGGCAGAGGGTGGGATGTTCTTCAATATGATGGAACAGCAGTCCAAAACTGTTGGCGGTCAAATTAGTGCTTTGGGTGATAATTGGGAGCAGTTGAAAGTAAGGATAGGTAAATCACAGCAAGGAATTATTGCGGGGACGGTAACGTTTATGAATCAGTTTGTGGCAGCGGTAAGCCGACAATTTGATATAGAAAATAAAATAGAACAAAACATTGCAAAATTTGGAGGAAAGCAATTTAAAAGTATATGGAATCCATTAGCTGTATTTGAGGCAGGGGCAAAGGCTGATGCTGAAAAGTATCAGTTTGAAATGTACAGCATGTACGTTGATGAGCCTGCAAAAACACTTAATCAGGCAATCAATGTTCAATCTCGATTAATTGAGCATTTGCAAGATTTGCGTTCTAAATACAACAAAAAAGAAATCGGACAAAATGAATTTGATTACAAAAGAGCAACTGTATTAGGTGCCTTAGACGAAGTAAAAGGTCAAATGTCATTGCTTAAGAAAAAACCAGGTGAAGTAAACAAAGAAGCGCAAGGTCAAACAGGGGCGACAAGTGCAATATCAGCAGCCACAACACAGCCACAAGCTCCAAAATACACACAAATACACATTAGATTTGATAATGTGGTAAAGGAATTAAATTTAATTAATAACACACAGCAAGACTTGCGAAAAGTAGCGGATAAAGTAGTTGAATTAATCACTATGACTGTTAACGACTCGCAAAGAATGGCTTTACAATAATATTATGCCACAAACATTATATGTATTCAGTCCTAAAAACGACCTTGCAAAATCAACGGGCGAGATTATACGCGCTATTGGTACAGATTTAACCGTTGGCGCAATTCGTGAACTTGTATTGAATGGAAATTATAACCCCGATGATCGCGGATTGGGTGTGTCTAAAATGCTTGGCAATTTAGTGTTATCGAATTTGGATATTACCAAAGATGAATACACCACATCGGACGGGCAAAAAGTATCGTTTCCGGATTTGTCTTTTGAAAGTGTATTGTTTGAGGTTCGCAATCGTAAGAACATTATAATGACGCCTATACAAGGGCGCGATGGCACCGTTAAGGAGTATATCGGGGGCGGTGATTATGAAATTACATGCCGAGGTGCAATAACGGGAAACAATGGTAATTACCCAGACAAAAAAGCGGGAGCATCTGGTGACAGAATAAACACCGTTGACGCGTTAAGGGCAGCATTAGAAAGCAATATTGAATTAAGTATTAATAGTTGGTACTTAACCCAATTTGGAATTTATAAAATTGTGATTACTGAGTATAATTTTTACCAAGAAGAGGGGCAATATAGCACTCAAAGGTTTACATTTACAGCATATTCAGACAGGGATTACGTTGTTAATTTGCAAGCATAATGTTAATTACAAAGTCTAAAATAAAAATCACTCAAGTAGGCAATGCTTTGTTTCCCTTGCGTAATCAATTCTATGAATTTGATTTTGTGAATGAAATTGAAATTAATTCATCATGGCAAAATTTGAGTGATACGGCAAAAATAACGGTGCCGCAAAAAATAAAGTTTGTTGACAATTACGGTATTGCTTATTCGTGGGACGGAAAAAACATTGGAGGCGGAGGCGACAAAGGCGCTCCGTTGATTATGAGAGGCGATAAAGTAAGCATATCATTAGGTTATGATTATTACGATGCTCAAAAAAGCAAGCGTGTTTTAGAAATGAATGAGGTGTTCACAGGCTATGTGTCAGAGGTTGAAAGCAAAAGGCCGATGACTATTTATTGCACCGATAATATGTGGAAGTTAAGCCAAACCCAAGCCCCAAATAAAACGTGGCGCGGTTATACTTTACAACAGATAGTAGCCGAATTAATCAAAGGTACAGGATTTACAATTGCACACCCCGAAGTTGAAACAAAAGTCGGTGACTTAGTTACACAAAATCAAACCGTTGCTGAAGTGTTGGAGTTTATACGTAGAAATTACAAAATAGAATCCTTTTTTAAAGGCAATAAACTTTATACAGCAGCATTTAGATATTGGCCCGATGACGTAAAAGAGCATGTATTTAGATTTCAAGAAAACATAATTAGCGATGATTTAAAATACCAACGTATAGATGATGTTGTAATGGGCGTTGAATGTTTTAGTTATGAAAAGTTTAGCAGCGGAACACGCAAGGACGGTAAACCAAAAAAAAGCGCAAAACGTTTGAGCGTGTTCGGATATTACGAGCGTGGCAATTTAGTTTTTTATGATGAAAAGCCCGCAGGATTTGAGGGCGAAATTAGAACGCTTAATTTATTCGCGGCTTCAAAAGAAGATTTAAAGGATCAAGCGCAAAAAAATATTTACCGGTTAATATACACAGGTTTCAAAGGCTATTTTGTTACGTTTGGATTGCCATTTGTTCGCCATGGCGACAATTGCATTATTCGCGATGTGATTTTACCAGATAGAGACGGTACATATAAATGCAAGGCAAATCAAATAACTTTCGGGCAGGGTGGATTTCGTCAAAAAATTGAATTAGATTTGCGTATTGATTCATTCAAAGAAAGTGATATAAAAGCGGGTTTATAATGTCAAGGCAATTAATAGAAGCAATAAGGCGTATCAGTGGCGGATATGATGCAGATAACGTAAGTATTATATTTGCAACGGTTAAATCTGTTAACCAGGATGAGCGCACTTGTGTTTGTATTCCTATTAATGATAAATCAGCGGCAGAAATTCCCGATGTAAATATTTCAGCATTGCCAAACGATGGTGAGTTGAAGTTTCCGCAGGTTGATAGCGTTGTAATTATTGCAAGAACGGCAAAGAACGAGCCTTTTATATTAAAGGAAAGCGATTTGGAGTTGTATTTATTAATTGCAAACAGCATACAGTTAAATGGTGACGAGTTTGGAGGGTTGGTTAAAGTTGACAATTTGAAAACGCAATATGATGCAATGATAGCAGCATTTAAAGTTGCTATTGCGGCAGGTTTTAGCGCATTAAGTGGTTTAGATGGCGGTGCTTCATTGGCTGCTTTTAATGCATCGGCAGCAAGCGTATCAAACTTAAATAAAACAACATTAGAAAATACAAAAGTTAAACATGGCAACGGCTAAAGATTTTTTACAAGACGAAAACGAAGATGAAGTAATTGCAAACGGTGATTACGTTTTGGGCGATAGTGATCAAGCGCATATCAACGATATATTATTGTCGGTGCCTGGTTCATGGCGTGAATTTCCTCAATGTGGTGTGGCCTTAGAATCGTTCCAATCTTCAGCGGGGCAACAACAAAAGATTGACAAGTTGATTAACCAACAATTACAGGCGGATGGATATGTTAATGTTTTGACACAATATATTCAAATAGGCGATAAATTAGCAATAGCAGCAAGCGCAGAAAGACCATAATGGAAAGCAGAGTAATTATATCGGGCGAAAACTTACAGGATATTTGTATTGCTGTTTATGGTAATTTGGAAGCCATGGGCGATTTAATTAAAGACAACCCTATTCTTACAAGTTGGACCATGGATATTGAACCATTAGCCGGGCAAAGTTTAATTTACGATTCTGCAAAGTTTAATATTTTACCGTCACAAGTACAGGCAGCATCAAAGATTGAAAGCAGCATTAAAAACATTGTTGGTCAATTTGGGCAAAGCATTTACGATATACTTATGCTAACGTATGCAAGTTTTGATAATTTCAGCAAATTGATAACCGATAATAATTTAACTGGCATTAATACAAACGGTTTAACAATTTCATACGACATAAAGTTGACACAAAATAAAGAATTAAACAGATATATGAATAATTTAGCACCCGCAAAAGTAGCATCATTGGTTGAGGAGCAAAAGGGGTTCATACTTTTAGAAAATGGTTTTTACTTATTGCAAGAAGATGGTTTTAAAATACGATTATAATGGCAGATGAGAAAATAAGCGCTTTACCGAGTGCAGGCACATTAGATGGAAGTGAACCCGTACCAGTAGTTAAGGATGGGGTTACTAAACAAACTACTGCGCAGGATATTGCTAATTTGGCAAGTGGAGGCGGTGACGTAGTTGGCCCTGCTTCATCAGTAAATAATAACATTGCGATTTACGATGGAACAACGGGCAAACTAATTAAGGATGGAGGCTATTCTGTTTCGACTTCAACAGGCGACTCAGCAAGCGCAGTAAAAGTACCTGTATGGAGTGTTATTGTTAGTTATGTAACGGGTTTGGGTTATTTGTTAGCAAGTACAGCATCAAGCACTTACCAAGCTATATTAACAGCGGCTAATTTTGGAACATTTTTAACAGGGTTAACAGCAAAAAATACACTTGTTGATGCTGATGAAGTGTTAAGTTCCGATAGTGCAGCGTCAAATGCAGCAAAGAAAACTACTTGGTTAAATGTTTGGACTAATTATATAAAGGTTAAATCAGATGCGATTTATGCATCCAAAACATTTGTTGAGAGTATATCACTTCAAGACAATGGCACAAGCATAGCAGCGACAACTTATACTATTGAATTATATGCAAACTACGCCTATACAATTAATGAATTAAAGATTGTAGCAGATGCAGGAACTTGTACCGCAAACTTAAAAATAAATTCAACAAGCGTAACAAGTATAAGTGCAGTTTCGGTAAGTTCAACTATTGCCACAGCAACAGCAAGTGGAGCAAATACAGTAGCAGTAGGAGATAAGATAACATTAGTCACTACTTCAAATAGTGGACTAAACAATCTTCAATTAACCATTAAAACAACAAGAATATAATGGGAAGAAGATTAGTATATATAAGGCCACAAAGCGGATATTTACCTCTTACAACAGCATGGATAGCAGCAACAGGAGAAACAGATACTACTATTCTTAATGCCTTAAATAATTTTGAATCAGATTTAATATCTAATGGTATGACAAGTGATTTAATAGCTTGTTATCTTATGGTAGGAGGTAATGCAACAAAGCACTCTTTAAACTTTATGAATACCTCTTTATATCAACTTTCTTTTATAGGAGGTTGGACACATTCTGCCACAGGGGCATTGCCAAATGGAACTAATGCTTATGCTGTCACAGGGATAAACGGTTCAACTGTTTTAACTCAAAATAATAATCACATAAGTTTTTATTCAAGAACAGCAGCAGCAGCATTTAATAGATGTAGTATAGGTTGCAATGTAGGAGGCGTTGCTCCTTCATTGGGTATGCAATTAAGAACAGCAGGAGGTGTAGCAACTGGGATTAACACATCTATAACAGCAGGACAATTTGCATCAGTAGCAAATGCTGATTCAAGAGGATTTTATTTAGCAAACAAAGTAGGAACAGCAATTGGTGATTTAACCTTAGATAAAAACGGAACTCAAATAGCCGCCAACACAGTAGCGATAACAACCAATGCTTATGCTAATACAGATATTATACTTTCATCACTTACAACAGTACTTCAAAGGGATGACAAAGAGTGTGCAGGAGTAACAATAGGATTAGGATTAAACAGCACTAAAAGAGGTCAATTAGCCACCATGATTAATACATTAAATACTTCACTTTCAAGAAACGTTTACTAACATGACGATAGAGATAACACAAGAATTAGCTGACTTTTTACAAGGAAAGCAATATGCGGAAAAAAGTTTTTTTAATCCTATTCAATCAGAAGAAAAGTGGTATATTAGTACCGAAGAAATAGAGTTCTGCACCAATGAAGAAATAAAACAATTATTACCAACAATATAATATTTTAACCCAATGGAATCAAAACACATATTTTATGATGCCTACACAAGAACACGATAACAATATAGCATTACTTATAGCAAGTATAATTATTCAAGCAGGCATTTGGGTTACAGACTATTTTGCAAATATTACATTTACACAAATAACAGATGGGACATATCAATTATTAAAAATAGGGGCTTTGATATTTTCAATGTGGGCTTCATATAAAGTTGGCAAGAAAAATGATAAATAACTTCGACCTAATCATAATTAAGCAAGTTGGTTTAGTACTCGCTATCCTAATAGCAATCAGCTTTATCCTCTACTACCACAATAAAGAAGCCAAAAGGATAATGGGTAACTTTGCGGCTGTATTAATTATTCTTTGGGAGGAAGTTAAGGAAAAGTTTGGTATATGAAGCCAACACACGCAAAACCTAGCTTATACGCATATTATTTTGAATTAATTAAAGAAATTGGTTTAAAATATGGATACAACATTTTATTACATGGTTCAATAAATAGAGATTTAGATTTAATTGCTATTCCTTGGCAAGAAGCAATTGGCGATAAATTAAAAATGATTAATGAAATATGCAGTGCAATTGGTGGTGATATTTTAAAAGAAGAAAATAGAGAAAAGCCACACGGTAGAGAATGTTGGATTATAAATATAAATCGGACAATTAAAACTAAATACGATGGCATGGTGTCTAATATCATTGAATGTGAAGACCCTCAATATTATATTGATTTGTCAATAATGCCGACTATAAATAAAAGTTTGGATGGTAAATAATTTTGTGTATATTTGCAACGCTTTAGTACTATCTAAAAACATAACGTTATGAAAAAGTAGTTTTAAAAAACAGATGTAAACAGCATCGACTTAACACCAATAATTAATTTTGTTGGTGTTATTTTTTTTGTGTATGTTTGTGCACCAAAGGAATAATCAAAAATCTGTCCAAAGTTTTAGAGCAAGACCTTTACACAACCCCTCTACTCACGTGGCGGGGTTTGGTGTTTTACCGAACGTGTCGAAAATATCCGAAAAAACGTACATATAAATAGAACGTGTCGCTTGATTAAAACAAAGAAGCCCACACAATCGGAGGCTTCAATGATGAAACTAATTTAACTAAACATGAAGTGGGGCAAAGGTAATTAAAACTTTGCAAACGACAAAATCCATTCTATAACATCATTAGTCCAACCATTACCTAACATTCTATATTGTTGTGTATCTGAACATTGCCATTTGTACCAGGTTGGAATGGTTTGCAATCGAGCGCACTCGGTTGGTGTAAGTCTGCGGATGCGGTAGTCTTTAGTATATTGCATAAACTTGGTTTCAGATGCCATTAAGCGATTGCTTTTATCCTCCATTTTTCGGCCTCTTCTTGTTTCTGAATTAGGATTCTCAAAATCAAAACATTCACCTGGTGCAATTTCTGTATATCCTTTTGATGTGGCTTCTTTAATATTTAAGTTTCTTTCGGGATGATTGGAAACTCTGCTTTTTACAATTAATCCAACACCTCGTAATTTGCCACCACCATTAGCACGCAAACAGTTGTATTTATCTTTGTTTTCATCAACTGGAGAGTCTTGTTTATATGCAAATTGCATCACCAAATTATCCTTTTGCACACTTGTTAAACAGTTTGTTTTACCATCGTTGCGAGGCTCTAATTGTTGTTCAGTTGGTAAACCTGCAACTCTGCTTTTAGGATTTTCGGGATTGCGACCTCGGGATGCAACAAT